GCCTCGATGGCCTCGCGAATTTCTTCCATCGACACTGCTATCCGCGCGCGGTCGGTCTTCGGAAGTACGAATGTTTGGACCATATCCTTCATGGGCGCGCGCCTCGCAGAATCGAAGGCTTGCAACGCGCCGAGTAGCTCCGGCGCGATGCCGCAATGGATGCCTGCTTGGGGTCGAATGACATCATCGCGACCACTGTTCGCCGGCCCGCTGCCATGTGGATCCGAATCGTAGATGGAGATTTGATCCGCGGAACCATTGCCCGGATCTCGGCCATAGTGCGTTGCTGGCCTTCAAACAGGTGGGTGATTGTTGTTTTCATTGCGGCACCTTCCCAACCCTCCGTCCGTTTTCCTCGGCGAATATCGCGCGAGGACTGAAGCGTTCCAGCAATTTCAGATAGCTCGCCATCAGGGGGAAGTCGCGGCGGTTTCGCTCCCGTTCGGCTTGCATGTCCCGGACAATCGCGTCCACCTTACCGGCGATTTCGGCAAGGTCAGCGGAGGGTGTAGACATTCCACGGCCTTCCACCTGTGCCCTTTTGCTGACCGATGATGGATGCGCCGATGTAGCTAAGCACGTTCTTCACGCAGCCGACTGTGCAGCCGCAAGATTGCGCGAGCTGGAAGGCAGTCATTTCCGCGTGCTCCAGTAGCCAGATGACCTTTTGGCGGGTTGTGTTCATTGCTTGTTTCTCCTGGCTTCAATTTCAATACGCTTGAATTCGCCATACCAGCGTGAAACCTTCGGCTGAAATCCAAGTGACGTGAACTGTAGATCGTTTTTCAGGATCGCAATTGCTATTGCCTTGTAACTCGGGGCGAAGGCCATGATTTCCGCAGGCACTTCGTCCGGTATGTCGTCTGGGTATCCCTGCCGTTTCCAGGTTTCAATGTACTGGTCAACCCGCTTCATGCTTGGATAGCCATTTGTTCAAGTGCTCTCTCGCCATTGCGTTGGCCTTCATCTTTTCCGATTCGCTCAGAAGGTTGAATCCACCCCTGAAGTGCGACGGCACGCCTGTTGCGATGCACATGGATGATTGACCGATCCAAGCGATCCGGTTCATTGACTCGTTGGACAGGAAATGTTCGCAAGAGTGAACCCATGTCGAAAATACCTGCTCAATGGCTCGTTGGAACCTTGGGAGGTCAGCGAGGAAAACTGAATACGCCAATCTCGCATCGTCGCTACTCATGCCATCCGGCGGAGTCGTCTTGTAGAACCCAGCCGGATAGCACTCCCAATCAGTCCACGGTCTCCATATTCGCTTCATCGAGCATCGCATCCAGGTCAATGTCTGATTCGACTTCCCACGATTGCGAGAAGTCACGATTGGCGAACAGAGCCGCAACGCCAGTGATTTGCTTCAGGCGCAACAGTTCGTCCAAGCTCATACCAACGTGCTGGCATATCCAGCGGTCGCCCTTGCCCATCTCCACAAGCTCGGAAACGATGGTGGACATGAGCTCGATGTTGTGTGAGCCACGCGCCCGGTTGTGGCGAATGGTTGATGCCATGCGATCACCGATCGCCTTGTCGATCACGACAATCGGCAAATGGCCTTCCTCTCGATCCCAGATGCGCTTTGAGTTCTTCAGCGTCAGATAGCGATGGAATCCATCTACCACGATATAGACGTCCTCGTCTTTGTCGTAATAGGTCACGACTGGCTGTGTATATCCATCTTCCCAGATCGAAGTCTCAAGCAGCGCCATTTCAGGTGGCGCGACTGAGTTCGGGTTGTAGTCGTTTGCCTTGACCTTATCGAATGGAACGCGAAGGACGCCGTAAACAGGGGAAACAAAAGCACTCATTTCGTCACCTCGTATGATCCATCTTGTTGGTGAACCTCTCTCCCTGTTAGGGGAGGATTAAATACGCAGATCAGCTCAGTCAGGTTGATTGCTTGAAACGTGTGATCGTCGTGTTTATCGAGAACGTAAAGCGTATCCGGCCTGATCAGGTGGCGCTCGCCAGTCTCCATGCTCGTCAAGATGCCACCACCACGGATGCAGTAGCACGACTCCAGGTGATTCTTGTAGTGCCAATGCTGCGGCTCTCCGGCGGGGATCACTGTCTTTGTGATCGTGTACCCCATGCCGTCAGACTCCAGCAAAAACCGATTGCTGATGAATCCGCCTTTGGGGCACTTTACCTGCCTTTCCGTACCTATGATCTGATTGAATCGAATGATCTTCATTGTTGTCCCCTAGTTAAATGGTCTTGTACTTTTCCATGATATGCCGCTGCCTTACAGCCTGTTCTTTCGTAGGAGCAAGGCCCATGTATTTGCATGTGTGGTCATTCTTCAGGATGGTGATTGCGAACCGCTTCCAGCTTGCGACCGTCGAAGCGTTTACGCGAAGTGAATCAGCATGGTCTGGAAACTTCCTGATCCTCACCCTGCGCAACGTCTTGTTGCCGTGGGCTGTAGTCCCATTGGTCTTAAACTCAAACCCGTTTTTCTCCATGTCTGAAATCACATCGTCCGACAATCCGCGCCCCACCCGGCCCCAATACTTGAATGATTGGATGAAGCGCATCTTAAAATTTTCGGCCACTTCCTTCGGCAGCGTGTCCAGAAGGAATTTCACAAACGATTTCCAGGTGTGCCCTTCCGGTAACTTGAAACTCCTGTATCCCAACTGCTTCCCATAGGTCGCGATGAAGTTCGCGCCCTGAACCCTAGCGCACAGCTTCGCCCATGTTGTCCCGTCAATCACTCGGTACAGTCCAAGACTGGACTTAGACTCCGACATGAAAGGCGAGGCCACGCGCATGGAGTGAACAGGAACGCCAGCCTTGTAGAAAATGTCATACAGGCTGTTGTACTCCCAATCAAACTTTGCGTTCGCTGTCCAAATGTCCTCAGTACGCCAGTCGTAAATCGGATAGCAGTTGTAGACCGTCCCGACATTCAGCTTGGTCCACATCTTTCCATCAAACGTCTCTTTCCGATCATTCAGAATGGCGCGGAATCGGTTCAGGCTTTCAACTGTCCGAATACCGATCAGGTTGGCGCATGTCTTTCCCTGCGAGTACCAGTGGCCGAACCCGTCCCAGAAGTGGTCGTAACTCATATCCTCTTCAAAGAAGTCGAACGGATGGTTGTCGATGTTGACGATGTAGGACTGCGTTGGCATCGGGCGAATCCAACGATCTTGGTCACGCTTACCCCAGCACTGCCAGTCAATCGCGTAGCTGCTGACCGTGCACGGCAGGGTGATCGGCATACAGCACCAATACACGTCCAGAATGTCCAGGTTCTTACCGAGAATCGAGTGCATAAACTCAAGCGATTGCGAATAGTTCGCTTCGTTGTCGAGGATCTGAACACCGATCTTTTCCGTGATTCCATGCTTTCGCATGTAGTCAATCACCAGATTAAGCATGACACCGCTGTCTTTTCCGCCCGAGAATGAAAGGTAGATTCTCTCGAAATTCTTGAATATGTAGTCGATGCGCTCGATAGCAGCATCGTAGACGTTCACGTCATGATACTTTCTGATCTTCATTACCCGCCCCTTTGCGATCATGCCGCCTCCCCTTCCTCGTCTTGTCCGAATCGGGTCTTGAGTTCGTCTATTGCTTCCTGAGCCTTGCGGCCAATCTCAGCCACTTCCTCAGGCGTTCGCTCAACCTCAACAGGCTGATCCTTTTCGATAGCCTTCTGGTCCTCTTCGCACAACTCGCCCCCACGCATGACGTACTCCAACGTCTCGTCGTAGGCGTCTTTCAGCAGGCGATCAGCCTTTGAGGCTTCGGCGTTCCGATAGCGGTAAGCGTCCAAGCGTGCCCAAACTGCGCGTGCGAACGGACCTGAATTTCCTTCCGTGATCTGGCGGCGGACTATGGTCAGGGTCGGAATTCCGAAACACAGGCTGCGGAACCGTGGAGCACTCGGCGGGAAGTCGGACGCCAGCAACAGGACAGCCCGCAAGCCCTCGGCAATGTGCGACCCCGTAAGCCCACCCAACGCAGCGGCCCATGTGTCTCCAGCAACACCGTCCGGCTTGGTCCCGTAGGCGCTAGTCCAGGTATGGCCGAACATACTGCCCATGCGCAGCCAGAAGTTATCCAGCAGGGTTTCTGACAATCTCCCCCTCAATGACGGTTCCGGTGCGCTGTTTGCGCTCGTGGATTGATTGCTCGATCTGCTCAACGGCAGAGAGTTTGCGATTTTGCTGATGTGTTCCATTTCCCTTCTCCTGCTTGATCTCAAAAAGTCCAGTCCAGCCACGTTCGATTGATTGCTCAATCACTGCCGTAGGGTCGTGTCCTTTCTCGCGAAGTTTTGTCAGAGTCCCCAATGAGAGGGTTTTGGCCTTATGCGTCCAGCCCTTCATGCTGTTGCGGAAGTTGTGCCAATCATTCCATGCTGATTTAGGTAGCCAGTCTGGTAAACCAAGCTGGGACGCTTTAGCGGCCCCCTTCTTTTGATCTTCTTGCTTCTGTATATGTATCTGCTTCTGCTTGGGCTTATTCTGCTTACGCGTGCTTACGGGCTGCTTATGTTTCTCTCGCCAGCGTTGTTGGGCCAGTCTGTTTTGCTCCCGGCGCTCCTCTTCGCTGCGAATTGCCCTGTATTTGGCGTGGTTTACGATCCGCCAACCCCAAGCTCTATGCTCGTCCAGGCGAACAATTCTGCGGCCCTCTTCCTCAGGGCTTCGTGATTCAGGGTCAGGTGATTCCAGTGCGGAAAGCGCAGTTCGAACCTGCTCAATGGACAGGCCGACTTCCTCCGCAATCGCCTTAGGGTGAATGTCTACCCACCCCTCGGCGTCTGCGTGTGCTAACAGGTTGGTGAAAACAACCAAGCCATGCGTGTCACCGCGCAAGGTTCCTTGGTAGATTGACGTAAACAGTTTGGCGTACATGTAATATCCAGTAAGCGGTAGATATTATTATAAGCTTACGCTGGATAAGGTCAAGAGGTTTCGTCTTGTTCCTTCCGCGCAGCAATCTCCCGCACACGCTCCGGCGAGCGTTGGGCGATCAGGCGCTTGAGCCGTTCCCATGCGGTGCGGCGTTCTTCGGGGGATTGGCTGGCGTATGCCTCAAGGGAGGCGATCTGGATCGACCTTTCGAGTCTGCGGTCTTTTGGTGTCATGGCGTATTCCGACATGTGGGGCTGCACCACGCACGGTCGAAACCACAGGACAGGCATTGCGCCTTGTTTTGGGTTCGTGCGTGGTGCAGCTTCAGATATGGGATCACGGCATTTCCTGTGTGTTTCGGAGGTTTCGACGACTCCGGCCCGAAGGCATTACGATTTAGCGCCTATTTGGCGTGGTAGTCAAGGGAAAAGTGGCGTGTCATCAGGATGTGGCGTGCCTTTCGTCT